CCCCGTAGGTAAATAGATACTTGCATTGCTGACAAATGTTAGGGCACTTGTTTCGTTTTAATTTTTTTGTATATTTAGAGTGCAACAACAAAATAAGTATTATGAAAGAGTTTAAGTTTGCTCCAGGAGACTACTTGCTTTCCAAAAGATTTGGATGGCAGTACAAAATCATCAGCATCAGAAATGGTGTGGCTGTTCTTCAAGACATTGTGCGAGAAAATGTGCGCGTAAGATTTACGCTTCGCACCTTGCACAATAGAGTTGAAATAGATAGCTTTGCTCACTCACCGCATCCTTTTTAGTATTGGTTTTGGTTTATTAATTTCTATTGGTTCTTAGCGGTGCAAACCTCCTCATTGATTTGAGGGGGTTTTTTTATTCTCATTTTACGATACCTATATTTGGTGATGTAATTACAAAGTACACACTACTTTATGGCCGAGAATCAAAATTTATTTGGGCGAATCATTGGAGCGTTCCGCTCTTCGCCTAATAACCCTTCAACATCATTAGCGAATCCCGCTTCTTGGATGTTTGACGGCGCGGCCTCAAAAACGGGTATTGCAATCACTGAGGATAGCGCTATGCGCCTATCTGCTGTATTTGGTGCCGTTCGTGTTATATCAGAGACTATTGCATCGCTTCCGTGGGAGGTGAAGCAAGATGCTGGCGATAGCACCCGCAGCGCATCAGCACACCCTATCAACAAGCTAATACATCACCCGAATGCGATGATGACGGACTTTAACTTTAGAGAAGTTTGTCAAGCGCACCTTTGTTTGCACGGTAATGCTTTTATAGCGATCCGCAGAAACGAAGCGGGCCAAGCAGTTAAATTGATTCCAGTACACCCCGACCGCGTTGAGGTTAAGGTATACAAGGATGAGAAGTTCTACAACATCGACCAAGGTAAAGAAACCTTTGATGATACGGAGATGATACACATATTAGGGTTATCCTTTGACGGTATCATTGGTAAGAGTGTAATAGAGGCAGCGAGAGAAAGCATTGGCCTTGGTTTGGCTGCTGACCAGTTCGGTGGTTCATTCTTTGGTAATGGCGCAAACGTAAGTGCGGTGCTTACGCATCCTGGCCGCCTCTCAGATGAAGCCTACAAGCGTTTAATGGCTTCTTGGCAACGTAGGTACAGCGGACTTGATAACGCGCATAAGACAGCAATTTTAGAGGAGGGAATGAACTTGCAAAAGGTCAGCATCTCACCACAAGAATCGCAGTTCTTAGAAACGCGCAAGTTTGGTGTTGAAGATATCGCAAGGTTCTTCCGTATCCCGTTGGCTTATCTTGGATCATTAGAGAACTCAAGCACTCGGGCAAACATCGAGGAGCAAGGAATTCAGTTCCAAAGAAACACGATACTGCCTTGGGTTAAGCGTTGGGAAGCGGAATTCAACCGCAAGCTCTTCCCTGGCCAAGAGGATTACTTTATCCGTATGAATATGGACGGGCTTCTTAGAGGTGATATCTCAAGCAGATACTCCTCTTATGCCACTGCCCGTCAGTGGGGCTGGTTGAGCGTTAATGATATACGCAAACACGAGAGCCTTGACCCAATTGATGGAGGAGATATTTACTTGCAACCTATGAATATGGTTGAGGCGGGAACTGATAACGCTGCTGAGTAATGCCTTGGAATGACTACCCACAAGCAGCAGTAGAAAATGCAAAGAGAGCTTTGAATCTCCGCGAGGAAGAGGGCACTGATTGTGGTACGGTTGTCGGGTGGAATACTGCCCGTATTTTAGCAAATAGAGAGGTTGTAAGCCACGATAGGCTGCCAAGGATATATTCATTCTTAAGCAGAGCTAAAGTTTACGACAGCGGCTCATTTAAAGATGAGGATGGGAAGCAAGTTTGCGGCTCTATTATGTACGCAGCTTGGGGCGGTGATGAGATGCTCAACTGGGCAAAAAGAACATTAGAAGAAATGGAAGAAAATAAAAACGAGCGCCATATCAAGTCAGTTGTTGAGACTGATGAGGAAATTGTCATCACATTCGGTAAGGGTGAGATGGAAGAGGCTGGCTATAAAGAAGAAGACCGCGCAGAACCTAATGAGTTGAGCGTTGGTGATTTTGTGCGTTGGAACACAAGTGGCGGAAATGCTTACGGTGTTATCATTCAAATCGAAAGAGATGGAGAAATCGAGGCAGATAGCGGCTTTAAAGTCAATGGCACTGCTGATGATCCAGCGGCACTCATTAGAATATACCGCTACTCTTCGGAAGAGGAGGCCTACATCGAGCGCAAACCAGCGCTTAATGTCGTGCATCGCTTCTCGACTTTAGAGAAGTTTGACGCTGAGGTGCGTAGCCACAAGGCCATCATTGAGAAGCGTGAGTTCCGTATGGAGAACGCTGAGTATGAAGGCAACACCATTAGAGGGTACGCTGCTGTGTATAACAGCGACAGCGAATGGATGGGAGGCTTCTACGAGCAGATTGCTACTGGAGCCTTTGATGATGTACTTGATAATGACACACGCGCTTATTTTAATCACGATGAAAACTTGCTTCTTGGTAGAGTGTCCAGCGGAACCCTACGCCTTGGTACTGATGCCCGTGGATTGTACTACGAGGTTGACCTACCGAATACTTCATACGCAAATGATTTGGTTGAATTGATGAAGCGAGGTGATGTGAACCAAAGTTCATTCGCCTTCTTGATTGAGAGTGACCGCTGGGAAGAGCGTGATGGCAAGACTTATAGAATAATAGAAAAAGTGTCGAGGCTTCTTGACGTATCTCCCGTATCGCAGCCCGCATACGAAAGTGCGACAAGTGAACTCGTTACAAGAAATAATACGCCCGAATCAGAGGGTGCTGAAGTTGAGGTGAAAGCCGAGGCGGAGGAAATGTCTGATATTGAAATCTTTGAATATAAACTCAAACTTTTAAAACTCGATTAAGATGAAAAACATCGAATTAAGAGGACGTCGTGCGCAGCTCATCAAAGATGCTGATGCAATTGTAGCTGGTGCACACGCAGAAGGTCGCTCTATGACGGGCGAAGAAAAAACAAAGTTTGAAGCTATCGAAGCAGATGCTCGTGGCCTCAAGCAAGAAATTGAAATCATCGAGCGCAATGCTGAGATGAAGAAAGAGATCGCTTCTATGGAAGGCGAAGCTCGTGCTGCTGCTCCTAAAGCAAACGCATCTGCTGCATTCTCTAAATACCTACGTCACGGCTTTGGTGCGTTGACTGCTGAAGAGCGCTCAATGGTACAAAAGCGTGGTACTGCGACTCAAGTTGCTGGTACTGACAACTTAGGTGGTTTCTTAGTACCTCAAGAGTTCAGCAATGAGCTTGATGTTGCTACTGCCTTCACTGGCGAGGTAGAGCGTTTGGCTAAGAAGTTGAACACTGCTTCAGGTGGTTTGTTGGACTACCCAACTTTGAATGATACTGCAACTGATGCCAACTTAATCGGTGAGGCTTCTGCGGTAACGGTTCAAGATATGACCTTTGGTAACAAGCAACTTTCTGCTTACAACTACAGCTCTTTAGTTCGTGTATCTCAGCAATTGTTGCAAGACTCTGCTTTCGACTTGAACGCGTTCTTGGTTGAAGCTATGGGTGAGCGTATCGCTCGTGCAACTAACGCTGCCTTCACTACTGGTACTGGTTCTTCTCAACCACAAGGTTTGGTTACTGGTTCAGCTTTAGGTAACACTGCTGCTGGAGCAACTGCAATCACTGCTGATGATATCCTTGACCTTATCTACAGCGTTGATGCTTCTTACCGCAACAAGCCTGGATTCGGTTTGATGGCTCACGATAACATCATCTCTGCTGTTCGTGCTTTAGGACTTGGTTCTGCTAACGACTTCCCAATCTTCATTCCTTCAATGGAAATGGGACAGCCTGACCGCATCTTCGGTGTTCCAGTTTATGTGAATAACGATATGCAGTCAAGCATTGCTACTGGTACAAAAACAATTGTTGCTGCTGACTTCAGCAAGTTTGTTGTTCGTAATGCTGGTGGTATTCAAATGCTACGCTTAAACGAGCGTTTCGCTGATGAGCTCGAGGTGGGCTTTGTAAGCTGGAAACGTTCTGACTCTGCTGTATTGGATAGCCGTGCAGTTAAGCACTTGATCCAAGCATAAGGATGAAAGTAGTCTTTAAAAAGACTATTGTTGGTTCAGGGTTCCGCTTCCGCAAAGGTGCGGAGGTGGAACTTCCCAACGATAGAGCAATGGAATTTTTGAACGCTGGGTACTGCGATGCAGTTGCAGAACCCCCGAAAAAGCGTGCAAAGAAGACCGTGTCAAAACCAAAAAGTAAAGAGCAAAGGTAATGGCCTATTCAGTAGTAACAGCAGCGGCAAGTGAGCCAATAACATTAGAGGAGGCAAAGAACTTCTTGCGTGTTGATGGTAGCGATGATGATGTGCTTATTGGTGCATTGATTTCTGCTGCACGGGAGATGTGCGAGCAGTATACTCGTAGAATCTTGGTTACTACTACCATTGATGAGTATTTTGATGGCTTCCCGAACTACAAGAATGCGGTGAGCAAAGACATCATTTACCTATCAAGAGGCCCAGTGCAATCAATCACAAACCTTAAGTATGTTGATGAGATTGGCTCGGAAGAGACGGTTGCATCATCTTACTATGTTTCTGATACTATAAGTGAGCCAGCAAGAATAGCTTCTACTGCTGGTTGGTTTGCGACTAACGGAATCATCAATCAAGTCATTGTCCGCTATGTAGTGGGTACTGATGTGAGTAGCATACCTACGCCATTAAAGCAAGGGATGCTCCTAATCATCAGCGACTTATATGACAAGAGAGATGACCGAGTGAGAAAAATGCCTACAGCATCGGAGTACCTATTTAACCCGTTCCGCATCTTTACATTCTAATGATAGACCAAGCTGGACAATTGGATCGTAGAATCACTATTCAAACCTTTAGTGAAACTACGGATAACTTTGGGCAAGAGGTGAAGAGCTTCTCTACCCTTGCTTCAGTATGGGCCAACGTGGTTGAGAAGATAGGCACTGGTAATGGGGAGGGAGAAAAAGGTGATATGATAGCAGCCACTAAAAAGGTTGAGTTTATCATTCGCTACCGCACCGATGTTAATGAAGAGATGCGTATATCGTACAACAGCAATATATATAAGATTCATACAATACAATCCGCAGATGCTCGCAAGGCATTCTTAAAGATTGTATGCTTATGGTCTGATGCGCAGTAATGGAAAAGGTAAAGGTAAGCGTTGAGGGCGTTGATGAGGTGATGAAGAAAATACGCAAACTTGATGATAGACTCAAGAAGAGTATACTCAAGAAAGTAGGGCGCAAATCATTACCTCCAATGGTTGACTCTTATAAGCGCAACATTACTGATGCTGATGAAGTGTTTAAAGTTTATCGAAAGGGCAAGATTAGATACGAAATAATGCCTGGACAACTAAAGCGCAGTGTTGCTATAAAGACACCCAAGCACCTACAAAAAAAAGATGTAGTAGGTATGAGTGTTGGGCCAAGAAGAACGGGCAAAACATTTGGAAAAGGAAAAGGTGGTTGGTACGCTGGGATGATAAACTTTGGTTGGCTACGCCCTTGGTGGGGTAAAGAAAGATACCAAGGTCAAAACTTTGGTTTTGCGCAGAGAGCAATGGCTGCTGCAAAGACTAAAGTAAATGTGAGGTTTGTCCGTGTGTTTAGAACGGAAACAGCAAGAGAGATAAATAAGCTCAAGTTTGGGCAGAGAATGGGCTTGAAATGATTGGTAAAGTAATAAAGTACAAGTTCGATAACACCAGTAGCTTAAACAACGTTTTTGCTGGCCGTGTTTATCCTTTGGTTGGAGCGCAAACGAGTGCCCGACCTTTTTGCATTTACGATACTACAAGCATCCGCCCTGAAGGATCGAAAGATGCGGACAGCCACATTGATATTGTCAATGTTGAGCTGACTTTAATAGGAGATAACTACGGCACGTTGCAAACTGCCGTTGAAAATATACGCACGACTTTTGTGCGAATGAAGGAAACAATTGAGGGCGTAAATGTTCAATCGTGTGGCTTTGATACTCAAAGTGAGGTATTCAATGTTGATGAGGAGACTTTTGCGGTATCGGTTGATTTAGTGTTTAGAATAGTCAAATCATAAAAATTAAAAAGGATGGCAGCAAGTACATCAGTAATGAATAGCACCGATGTTGTAGTACGCATCGGTACTGACGGTGCAACATACGAAACCGTTGGTAAAATGACAAGCGCTTCTTTAAGCGTTACAATGGCAACACGTGATATTTCCACGAAAGACAGCGCGGGCTGGATGGAAGTATTGGAAGGCCAAAAATCTTGGACTCTATCGGGTGAAGGCTTGGTAGTGTACAATAATACCGGAAAGGCAACGCCTGACGATATCTACGGACATCTGAGCAGCCGCACCGTTATCTACATTGAGTTTGGTTCAGAAGCAACTGACGAGAAATACTACAGCGGTACTGGGTACTTCACTGAGTTCTCTACGGATGCTGGAGTAGAAGACAACGCAACGTTCTCTTTCTCATTCCAAGGAACAAGCACCTTGACTCAAGGAACTCAAGTATAACATCAGTAGGGGGGCTTCGGCCTCCCTATTTTAACATCACACAACAATGGATACAAACTTGATAAAAGTAGGCGAAAAGACATACCCCGTAAAGTACGGGTTCAATGCACTAAGATTGTTTTGCAATGCCAGCGGCATTGGATTGCAAGAGCTTGAAAAGATAGG